TCAGGCGTTGCCCAATCAAACTCGTATTGGTGAATGATCTTAGGCCAGTCTGTCGGGTCATCGTTGTAGATTTCTTTGTAGCTTTCGCGGGTCATGCTAGTGACCACAAAAGCATACTTGGCATCTGATTTGTCTTGCCGCTTGGCGTTCAGGTCAAAGAACACAGAGCTATCGGCATCAAAGATTGGCTCGAACCGAATGCGCTGACGTTCGTTCTCAGGGTCTTCCTCATCCTCGTAAACAGTCCGCAGCCGCCATGCGCCAATGCCACCGCCTACGGCTTCTTCAAAGGCGTTGTCGTAGGCTTCATCAGCTACCGATGCCTGCTCATCAGCTCGGTAGAGGCCATCACAGACTTCAGCCAGCTTGTCGTTCTCAGTACCATCCTTGCTTACATAATCAACTGTAATGCGGTTATTCCGGTACTCATTCACAATGCGAATAACTGCCAACATGATCTTGTTGACTTCAAATTTGGGTTTGTTTTCGTACTGGTCGTAGAGTGGGCCTTCCCACTGAGCACCACAAAGGGAATAGAAACGCCTATCTTGCAAGCATTGCAGGCGCTCATCCCGTAGCGCGGTTTGGATGTCATTGAACTGCCGCAGCGCATCAGCGTGCAAATTTGCAAGGCGTTGGTCGTTGGGTATTCGTGCCATGTTTGTCCTTTTGGGGCGATTATCTACCAGCGTTTGACATTGGGCAATGGCGTGAATGTAACTGGTTTTGTAGTTGCTGACCGCCTAATGCCTTCGCAGGCATATCGCAAAGCATCAATTACATGGTTCTTTTTATCCTCCAGCTGGGGCAAGATTCGCCCTGTTAATGGGTCTGATTTGTAACTGTACAGGCTCAGCTCATCGATAGTGTGGGTGCAGCGCGGGTGAACCACGATGTCATAGTTCTTCAGAAACTCAATGCCTTCCTCAACCGACTTCGGCCCTTTGACTGCGGTCATGATCTTAGGAAACCCGTTCTTTCGCATATGGCTGATGGTCTCCGGTCTGGCTGAATCTGCCACGATGGGCCACTTCTCGGCCTCTGGCACTTGCATGAACAGCTCGGGTGTGTTTACAATTTCGCAGCCCACCATATAGGCTTCGTAGTCAATGTAAAGCGTTCGCCCAATGATGTGGCAGCGCACCAAGACTGTCGGGTCAACCGCAAAGCCCCAGTCGGCACCGAGCCTGTGGATAACTTCTGGCGGTGCATCGAATTCGTCAATCTTCCAGTTCCTGAATACCCTGCTGTTGCTGTTTCTCAGGTATTGACCCATCCAAACGTGCTGATATTTATCAGGGTCACGCCGCTTGTCGTACTCCATCTCGTCTTTGAGTACGTCAGGAAACCAAGGGTTTTCCCCAAAGTTCACTTTTATGACCGTCGCATCAGTTGGGGGTTCCGGCCCACGCAGCAGGAAGTCTACGGGGTCGCTGTTCTGCCGAGGGTTCCACGTGAACCATAGCTCAGAATCAGGCTTGCGGATGGTTGGTCGCAATAGGTCAAGACTGGTCTGGCTCAAGCTTTGGGCCTCCTCTACCCAAGCGCAGTCGTAGCCTTCCAGCGATTTAATGCTGTCGGCTGTGTGGTTTTGCATACCTTGGAAAATAATCGCACCATCGCCCTTCTTGGACTTAATGACGGCATCCTGCACCTCAAAGTACGCGCCAGCATTCATGGCCTCGATCTTGGTCTCCAGCAGCCGCTTGACGGACTGATTCAGGGACTTCTGTATCTCACGGACACAAACGCTCCTGCGCTTTTGGTCCATGATGTGGCCTTCAATCATCAGTTCGGCAAACATATGGGACTTGCCAGAGCCTCGCCCGCCCCATGCTCCCTTGTAGCGACTACTTTCCAGCAGGGGCAGCGCCCACTCAGGGGTTTGGATTTGCAGGGTTGTCATGCCTTAACAATTAGGCGCTCAATACGATGAACCAAGGGGTTTTCGTTATCCCCAGACAATTCCAACTTGTCTCCATATTTTCTAGGTGCAAGTTTAGACAATAACCATTTTCGGGTATCTACTTGCAATTTATGTTTTTGCACTGCCGCCCAGTCTTTTTTACCGTCTGGAAGTAATCCAACGTCAGAATCGCTCAACTCTAGCACCTCTTGCGCCAGCATTTCAACTAAATCCTCCCTCGCGCGCGCGTAATTTTCCGCAAGCGTAACATCATCGTCGCACCAGCGTGAAAAAGTACTTTGAGGCACACCAGCAATCTGACACGCCTTAAACGCACTAAAGCCGTTCCGCATTCCATCCAGCACTATTTGACTGACTTTGGAGCGTTCATTACTTCCAGGCAATGTGCGTGAAGTTTTAACTTTAGTCATGTTCCTAACAATACTTTAGTTCTGACAAAGGCATTGTGCCACATTTGTGATTTTTCGTGCTTACTCATTTTGCCCTGATCTAAATTGGCATGGCAAGTAAAACACAGTGCAGCCACAAATTCATCACTGGCCTTTATTCCCCGTCCTTTGCCGTGAGCGCCTTCGTTGGAGTGTGCCGCTACTACCGTACCATCCTCTGCCCCACAGTGTTGGCAGGGTAATGCTCGGCAGGCTTCTAAGCGTTTTTTGTCCCGTAGGTACTTTGTCTTAGGGTACATCATGCCGAAAACCTCACGCCTTTTTCTGCCCCAAATGCTTCCATCAAAGTTTGCAAATCGCACATCTCGGCCTTGGTCATTTTTCTGGTTGACTGACCCAGCACGACAAAGCCACCATCAAGACCTGGCACAACTTCCTGTTTTTTCAGTGCCGCGGTGAATACGTTCTTCCACTCTTCCTCAGAAAGTTTGCGCCCGTACCAGTCAACTTGTTCGCTTATTTCACTGAGCATGGCCCATAACCGTGAGTTTTGCTCAAGGCTCCGAGTCGCTGGCTTAATCTCTATGTTGATTTTCTTACCAGCTTGCAATTGGTCTTTAATCTTGGGCCATGCCTCGCGGTAGGCTGCATAGCCCTGCTGCGGGTTATGTAGTTGAATAATCACGATTTACCTTGCCAAGCAGATAAGCCCAGATACCACCGCCAAAAACTTTTGCGGCAAATTGCAAGGCAATGATTTCTGGCATCAGAACGCCGAAAGCGATGGTCGGAAACGCCACAGAATCAACTGCTGCACCCGCAACATTGGACACATTGGCACGCTTGAACCATGACCCTGTTACCTTGGAAAACACCGCCCAATCAGCAAGTGCCGCCAGCGTGAAAGATGCGGCAGAAGCCACGGCAATCATGCCAGCATCCTGGTTCAAGGCATAGGTTAAACCGCCGCTGAATGCAATCAACAGCGCCATCTGCCAAGCCTTAATCTGCATCTGCAACCAATCCCGCAATGCCAGGTCGAGTCCAATGAACAAAAACGCATTGATGGGACTGACCCAAATGCCAAAGGTGGCAATGGATAGGTTTGCCAATGTCATGGCAATGGCGTAAACAACGATGGCAGCAATCAGCATAAAACTTCCTGTAGTAGTTGAATATTCCACTTTGTCGGTGGATTGGTTGAATCAATGCGCTTTGCCATGCAACCGGCGCACTCTAAATGCTCTGCGTGATGCAGCGCAACATTAGTCGAATCGGCACTCGCTAAAGGCCACGGTCCGCTTGATTGCCCAAGCATACGCATTCCGTGTACCCAAGGGATTTGCCTGCCGTAAGTGTTCACCAGGGCGTTGAATGCCTCGTCCATGCGGTGACACCACTTTGATGTGCCAATCTGCCAAAACTCACCGGCTGACCCAAAGCATACCCGCCCCCAGGCATCGCACAATTCAATCAGGTAGGAGATCGAAAGTCCAAGATGCCAAACGGGAATGCCCATCTCCTTGCGGAAAGGCCAAGACTTCACCATCTCGCGCTGCTCGTCTTCCGACCCATCAATCACGTCAGGCACAACGCCCCAATGCGGATGCGCCAGCAAGGGTTCCACCCAGTCATAAAACCCATCGCGGTCAAAGGGTAAGCCTCTCGTCTTCGCGCTAAATGCGCCGTTGTCTAACATCAAGGATTGACCCATTTGTAGGCAGCGCTTTAAGTCATCGGGGCGAGCGTAAGAAATGCAAAAGTGCTTGCCCGCCATCGTTTCTATGGCCTTTCTAGGCGTAATCGGTGTGCCATGATAGTGAATCATTCTGCAACCCTTAGCATATGCAAAGCGGCTTCTGGGCTGTCAACCCTGCACAGTGTTCCGCCCGTCCAATGTGCGAAAAAATCAGCCTGTAGGGTTGTTAAACGCTTTTTAGTGCTTGCTTTGCATTCCATTAGGAAAGTGTGGTTTTTGTAACCGACAAGTAGGTCAACGGGTAATTCGATAATCCATACAGTCGCACCTGCATCCCTTAGTGCTTGCACTATTTCTTTTTCGTTATCGTCTTTTCTAGCGGCTCTACGCATTTAAGATTCTCCAAGCTGTTGCGGCGCACAATGGGACTTGTCCATTTCCAATGGCTTTAAGTCTGTCCACCCTAGCGGCCACCCCATTAGCCACTCGACCCACGTCGGGTTCAATTTTCCACCCGTGTCTGTCACTTGCTCCACCGCGTAATGCAAGCTGTCCCATGAACGGTCTTTCCCATCCTTGCGAATGACCGCTGAGCTGCTGCCCTTGTGCATATTGGCTGTCGGTGTAGGCCAGTTTTTCATTCTTTTTGGCGTCAAACTGCCCCCAATCATTGCTTCGGCTTCGGCTACTGTTGTTGTCCCGCTTTCCACCAATTGCCTCATTTGCAAAATCATTCCCTCCGACCTTGCTTGCGATGCCGTTGGAGTAGGCCATTTGTTTTCCGACAATCCAGATTCTGTCCCTCTGATGGTTTGCTCCAACGTCCGCTGCTCCCAGCACTCCCCATTTCGCATCAAACCCCATTGCGGCCAGGTCTCCAAGAACTCTTCCGAGTCCCCGAGAAGTGAGCATTGGGGAGTTTTCCACGAATGCGTATCGGGGCTGTACTTCGCAAATGATGCGTGCCATTTCTCCCCACATTCCGCTTCGCTCTCCGTCAATTCCTGCGCCTTTTCCTGCTGCGCTGATGTCTTGGCATGGAAACCCGCCAGATACAACGTCAACAATTCCTCGCCACGGCTTTCCGTTAAAGGTTTGTACGTCATCCCAAATCGGGAAAGGCGGGAGAAGACCGTCATTTTGTCGGGCGCACAGTACGCTTGCTGGGTATTGCTCCCACTCAACGGCGCAGACTGTGCGCCATCCAAGGAGTTTGCCGCCGAGTATTCCTCCACCAGCGCCTGCGAAAAGAGCCAGCTCATTTAATTGCTCCATTTTTCATTTCCTTCAATACATGGGCCTTGATTCCCCTAAATAAATCGTCTTCATCCATTCGCTGCACTTCACGCCATGCCCATTCTTTCCATTCCGGTAAACGACATAGGCGAACCATCTCAGCAAATGTGCTGGCACGGATTGCTTCTGGGTCAAACATTGTCAGTCCCCACAAAAGCAGGCAATTGCTTCTTCTGCTGGGTCAAACATGTCGGCTTGTTTTTCGTTGTAGTTCAGCATATCTTCATAGCTTGGGCGTGCCTGATTAAACCTAGCGCCTAGCTTTTTTTCCATGTTAGCCCACCAAACAGCGCGTTCCGGTTTATCTTGAATCAAGCCTAGCAAATGATCGGATTTCTTGAGAAAGCAGAGGTCGCAATTGCTTAACAACGAATTGCCGTTCACCGTAACAGTCTGTAAATTAAATGCTTGCTGACCCCAAAATGATAGGACATCGACAACTGTCACCAGAGCAGTCGCTAATGGTGTCTCTTTGATGTCCTCGTTTGCCCTCATCTTGGCAACCCGTCGGGGTTCATCTGCGCGAATCCCAACAAAGGTAATGATGTCCTCATATCCTAAAGACTTGAGATGCTTTTTCATTGGGACAATCTTCAGTTCTGAAGTGCAAAACCTTGCAAACGTATTCGGTAGGTAACGCTTCTTTTCTATCAGCGCCTCAAACGGCTCACCATTGCGGCTGGCGGTTGCGTAGTCCACCACCGCGTATCCGTCTGCCCTATACTCTAGCCAGGTGATTGGCACATTCCACTGCTCTGAGCAGTCCTGCACAAAACGCAATGTCGCCTCATCTTCCTTGCCGGTGTTAGCAAAGCAGACAATCGCTTCCGCTGGCAGACCGCCATTGCTTTGCAGCACCCGCCAAAGCATATAGGCGCTCGTGCGGCCACCGCTAAACGATATGCACGTCGGCTCTGTGATTTTGAATGGGTCAAGCATGGGTCATTCCTAATGCTTCCTTCGCCCAAGCAACATACAAACTGCGGCGGGGCAGACCGTTTTTGTGGTCGAGCAAAATTTTTCTCGCCCAGTCTTTTGGGTCATGCCTTGGCACATTAGCGTTTAATTGCGATAATTTTGCCAATTCTTTCTGCACTCTCACGGGGTCTGCCTGCGGACTGGGGAGCTGCGGCCTCTCCGGTTCTGGCGCTCTGTGGCACAAATTTTTGAAGTGAACCAAGTTTGGCGGGCGTTCAGGCAAATTATCCAGTGCCCATGAAATAGCCATCATGGATTCTTTGCTTTTCAGGAATGGCGACAACTCATGCAGCCAAAAGGACTTGATCTCATTTAGCGGGGCTGTACCTATCGAATTGTCCCACGCACTGCCGTAGGTCAATGACAGTCTTTCAAAAAGGCGGTCAATGGGTTGTGTCATGGTCAATCTCCAAAGTGGGGTTAAATTCTTGTCCTGGTGTTCTGCCAGTCATGGCTTCCCACCGAGCGCGTTTGAAATCGTAGTCCTTTTCGGCAAATGACTTTGCTTCTGCTTTGTCTTTCAGCCAATCGGCCTTGAAGCCCGTCCAACCCCTCGCACAGCACGTTTCCAAGGCCACCTGTAGGCTGACCCCTGCTTTCTTTGCTTCGCACTCTATGCCATCAATGGCGGTCTGGGTGACTGCTGCTCGTTTTGCTTTCCGTAAACTTTTCCAATCCTGCCAAACAGCATCCGTCACGCCTTCAGGCGGTGCGACTGTATTCTTTGGTTTATGGTTATTGGTTATTGGTTCTTGGTTATTGGTTGGTTGAACGTCCGTTGAACGGGCGTTGCTTCTGCGTTCAGCAGATGCTTTACCGGCCCTCGACGCTTGTTCAATTTTCCCCTTGAAATGGGCAATTTCCTTGTTGGCCCTTACGTTTATCCAACCATCATCGGTCAAATGAAAAAACGATTCAAGCACAAATTGCACTTCGTTTTCATGTTCACGCATTCCTATCTGACGCGCAACGGACGTTAAACCGCTGTTGAACGGTCGTTCATGCAAATAGTATTCGTCTAAAAGTCTGCGATAGGCCAAGTCCTCCAGCAAAGACAGGCGTTGCGTGTGACTTGCATAGTCACCGATATTGAACTGGTAGTAGTACATTGACAACCTTACGTTCTAGGTTAAGCGTTACATAAAAAGGAACATTGGCAGGGTGGTAACGAGTCACCTTTTCAGCCGCTAAGCCTAGCCATTGTCCAACTCTAAACAATTTTTCCAGCTTCGGCAATCTGTTTCTTGTACTTATACCGCAGCACTTGCTCCCAACCTTTGGGCACGCCACGCTGCCGCCAGTTGCTGACTACGTTCTGCTTTACGTTCAAGATGTAGGCAAGGCGACCAGGGCCGCCCGATGCCTTGATTGCAATTTCTAAGATGTCCATCTTTACATTTTATCACAATTGTGAGTGGTTCACCGATAAATAAAATTTATCAGAAAATCAAACCCGATAAAAATTATTGTTGAAGAATTCTTGTAGGGCTTCACAATTGTGATATGATTCACTCATGCCGCAACATCCCGTAGCGGTCTTTTTAGGAAAGTCAATATGACACACGAAACCTGGGACAGCATCATTTCCCACATCTGCATTGCCATCCTTGCCTACACCATTGGCTACTTTGTTGGAGGTGGCGTATGACCTTAATCAGCTACACATATGAAGGCGCGGTTTTTGAAATCGCATATGACGTTATCAAGTGCGATGACCCTAGAAAAGAATGGGTCAGCATTTGGTCAATCACACACAACGGCGTTGAGTTCTTTGACATTCTGAGCAAAGACTTAATCAAGTACCTTGAAGAGCAACTCGACAAAACATTGGAGAACTAAAAATGAATGCCGCGCAAATTATTAAAGACTCTGAAGATCGTGCCAATGCTTACAGCACTGATGCCCGTGACCGGCTGGCCTACGAAGTCGGGGCGCTTCGGGCACACGTTCGGCATCTGTGCCACGAGCTGGAATACGCCGTGGAAGAAATCGGCAACATTGAAAAAATGCTCATGGGAGAACACGCATGAAATACTTACTTTGCCTTGTGTTGGTGGGCTGCGCCAGCGAACCTCCTGTAACTCAGCAAGAGCTTGTGATGGACAAGAAAATCCAATCAATGGGTCGGTCTGAGGTCATTGATGCTATTAAGCAATGCGAGACATCCAACTTGCGAGCAATCACGGTGTTTGGCAAGCGCAAGATCAATGGCTACACCGCCGAAACCATCGTTGATGTTACTTGCGGCCCGAGGTACTTCTAATGCAAACAGATCGTGAAGATTACGAATGCCCCGTTTGTGGCAATGACTGCGGCGAATTGAGCCGCCACACCGTGGATGATGTCCATGTTCTTTGGTACTTTTCCTGCGAAAAATGCGGGGAAGATTTTGGAGGTGATCTATGAAGAATATTTACGCAGCCTTTGTCAAAGCCCAATGTGGTTTTGCGCCGGCATTAAAAACGTCCACAAACCCGCATTTCAAGTCAAAATATGTTCAGCTTGCTGGATGCATTGAAGCGGTTGTGGATGCCTTAAACGCTGCGGGAATTGCGCTTATCCAACGCACATCTGAGGACAGCACTGGAGTAACGGTAGAGACCGTGTTTATCCACGAATCAGGCGAAATGCTGGAATGCGGCAAGTTGCACGTTCCTGCCAGCAAACAAGACCCGCAAGGATATGGCTCGGCGCTGACCTACGCTCGGCGCTATTCCCTGATGGCGGCCTGCGGTATTGCACCAGAGGACGATGATGGGAATGCTGGCAGTCGCCGCACCGAGGCCAAGACACCAGACATCACCGACCACTTGCTAGCAATTGAAGGCAGCGGCAGCAGCGAGGAGTTGGCAAAGATTTACAAAGATGCACTCCATGCTTGCGAAGGCAATCAGGCACTCCAAGCCAAAGTTATTGCAGCAAGGAAGGCAAGGATTGATCGTGCAAAAAAGGAGCAATCATGAGCGAAGAACAAGGAACCGAGAACTGGTTTGCCGACAGACTTGGCAAAGTCACCGCAAGCCGTTTGGCTGATGTGCTTGCCAAGACTAAAACGGGGTACAGCTCCAGTCGAACCAATTACATAACGCAGCTAGTGCTGGAGCGCATCACTCAGACAAGAGCTGAGTCTTACTCTAACTCAGCAATGCAATGGGGTACTGAACAAGAACCTTTTGCAAGGGCTGCTTATGAGGCACACACGGGACAAATGGTTGAAGAAGTGGGGTTTATACCTCACCCCGACATTGAGGCCGCTGGAGCCTCACCTGATGGCCTGGTGGGTGATGATGGCATGGTGGAGATTAAATGCCCATCATCCAGCACTGTCCTTGAGGTCTGGCTTACCCATTCCCAAGGCGGCAATCCTGTAGATGCCAAATACTACGCACAGATGCAATGGCAGATGCGCTGCGCTAATCGGTCTTGGTGTGACTATGTGGTCTTTGACCCCAGGATGCCAGCCAAAGCTCAGTTGTTTATTTTTAGAGTTGAGCGCAATCCTGACTGGCTCAAGATAGCAGAGGATGAAGTCCTGAAGTTTTTGGCAGAAGTAGATGCCAAAGTAGTAGCCCTTAATTCAATCATTGGAGAATAAAAATGTCAAAAGTTAGCAAAGAAATCAGTTGCATTGTTGGTGAGTACCGCAACAGTGAAGGCCAGACAAAAAAACGCTATCAGCGAATCGGGTCTGTGATTGATACCAAGAATGGGCCAATGCTCAAACTTGATGTAATCCCACTGCGCGAAGGTGGGTGGGATGGTTGGGCTTACATGAATGACCCGAAGCCACAAGATCGCCCACGGCAGACTGACGATTTTGATGACGTGCCATTTTGAGGTGAACCATGATTACATACGATTTTTTTGGCCGTGTTTTTGGTACTGAAGCAAAAAAACTTGTTCGCAAGAATGACCCAGATACAAGTCGAGAATCAGCCAGTCTTGTCGATTCGGGTAGGCTGGAGGGTATGGTTTACGAAGCCATAAAGAAGTTTGGCGATAAGGGATGCATCAGCGACCAGATACGAGCCATGTACCCAAACTATCCCTATTCCTCAATCACCGCAAGGTATCGCGCCCTGCTTGACAAAGGTTTTATTGTTGACACGGGCGAACGCAGGCAGGGGCAATCAGGCAGATCACAACGAGTTCTTAAGGTTGAGACATTATGATAAACCCACTGGAAATTGAAATTGCAAAGACCGTGTTCGCACACCTTCCAGCGGTTGGGAATATTGGCCTTATGTCGCGTGATGAATTGGCTACCGTCCTGCACACTGCTTGCCGTGATGCTGCTTTTGCAGGCTGGGCGCATGGAACTGAGACCACGCAACGCCGCTTGGACCAAGAGCTGGCAACGCTGCGCCAAGAACTGAAGGCCGCCCAAACCGAGTTAACTTGGGAGAAAACCAAATGAGACTGATCGAAACCATCTTCGCCTTGATTGGCGTCTGCGCCACCATCACTGTTGTTTTCTTTTATGTTGGCTACACCTTGTACAACCCGCCGTGCGGCAACCCGCTGGCAATCTTTACGGAGCATTGCAAATGAAAGACGATGACGAAAACGAGGACATGATTTTCAGTTTTGTTTTTATTGCCGTCACCATAGCCACTGTGTTGTTTGCTGTGGTTGGCGTTGTTAGCCTTATATGGAGTTTTATATGAAAGATGCAGAGGACGAAGCGTTTGACGAGCTTGCCCGCAAGCAAGGTAGCTGGGGCGGTGGCTATCAAGCCAAACGTGAAATGGCTATAGATAAACAACGCGCATGGACAAAAAAAGATTTAGCACTAGACAGTCTAACCCGTGTTTGCGAGATACAGCAGCGGTTGATTAACCAACTTATTGCAATGGAGCAGCATTCTTATGCTCGTGGGTATGAGGATGGGATGGCAGCCCAGGCCGAGGTAGAAATTGTATTAAACGAAATTGCGTCTGGCGAGTCCAAATGATTTGCGACACCTGTAAAGCATGGACCCGCACGCTTGAGACGCGGCACAAGTACGACAACCAAACCTATCGGCGGTATGAGTGCGCTAACGGCCACCGGTTCTCGACGATGGAAAGAGTGAAAATTAAAGAGGTGAAAAATGCAGATAACAGCGATATTTCAAGACGAACAGGAGGCGATCAAAGCAATCCACTCGGAACAAGCCTGGCAGACCCTGCAAGAGATTAATGAAGTGCTACGCCAAAATAGAAAACACGGCCTACCTTTTGAGCAGGCCGTGTCTGAGATACAGGCATCTGTGAACGATGCCCTGGCGCTGATTCCGGATTATTAAGCCGCCTCGGCTTCTTCTTCCTCTTCGTCGTCGTACTCTTCCTCGTCGTCGCCCCAGTCTGCTTCGTCGTCTTCGACCAGCAACCACTCGCCGGTGTCTTCGTTCAGCCAGTACCAAGCGTCGTACTCTTCGTCGTACCAGCAAAAGCACTGGTAGTCTTCGTCGTAGACATACTCTTCGCCATCTTCAAAAAAACAATCAGCTAACGAATCAAATTCTTCGTCTTCTACTTGCGCTGCATTAGTAACCAAAAATGTGAATGAATACATGGTGAAGTCCTTAAACGTTGATGATTTGACCGCGAAACTCTACCTGATTTTCGTCCCCCCACTTGTGGACTACTTCAGGCCACAAAAGCTTACCACCCTTGAATGTCAGCACAACAAACCCCGACCTGTGATTTAATGGGTTTCCTTCTCCGTAATCGAATTGTGGCCCATAAGGTTCGGCAAGCGTTCCAGTATCTACGCCAAATCTCACGTTAGGCGTGTAGTCGGAAAAAGGAGTTACCTTCAAAGAGTGCAAATGGCCGGTCACCACCGAAGTTCCAGCCCATAAAGTTGCA